TTGGATGGAACTCGGCAACCAGGCGGAATTCCTTGGCGTCATGACCGCCGTCGAAATGCTCTCGACATTCTTTACGCACGACGGCGGCGACACCGGCAAGTGGCGGCTCAAGGGGCACGGCAAGGTCAAGTTTTGGGAGTGGATGGCGACGTGGGCAGTCTGTATCCGCAGCCCTGCCGACCTTGGTTTCGACGGCTCGCGCTATGTCCTGCCGCCGCTCGAACTCGTTGAGCATGTGGTGGAGAGTGATGCCGCGCCAGAAGGACAGCTTTTCACGATCATCGCTCAAAGCCTGACGGAGCGCCGGCAAGCGAAGAAAAGCACGATCGACCAGCGTATCGAGCTTGCAGCGAGCATCGCGAACAGCACCGACGAGCCGGTCATTGTCTGGTGCCACCTGAATGAGGAAAGCGAGCGCCTGACAAAAGCTATTCCCGGCGCCGTCGAAGTGACTGGCTCAATGAAGCCCGAGCAGAAGGAAGCAAACATCATGGCGTTCGTCCATGGCGAGGCGCGGGTGATTGTCAGCAAGCCGTCCATCATGGGTTTCGGATTAAACCTCCAGCACGTCTGCCGGCGCATGGTGTTCGCCAGCATGGATGACAGTTTCGAGTCCTATTACCAGGCGGTGCGCCGCTGCTATCGGTTTGGGCAGAACTGCCGCGTGCTGGCGCACATCATCACCGCCGATACCGAGGGCGCCGTGAAAGCCAACATCGCCCGCAAGCAGGCGCAGAGCGACGCTATGGCGGCCGAAATGGTGGCCCTGATGCGCGAGATCACCAAGAAACAGATTGAAGGCGCCCGGAGCGGGACCGAGGCTTACCGCCCGATGACCCCGCTTGTCCTTCCGGCATGGATTTTCGATAACGTGGAGGCGGCGTGACACCCAGCGCATTCCGTGAATTTGAGAAAACTCTGTTGCCGCCGTTTTCTGATAAGCCACCTGTCTATATATATGCGCTGGTCGATCCGGAGACGGGAGAGATTCGTTACATCGGCAAGAGCATCCGTCCCGCCGAGCGACTACAAAACCATATGAATGAGCGCTCAAGCTGTCATCGGTCGCACTGGTTGCAGTCCCTGAAGGCGCGCGGCCTTGTCGCGGACTTGATCATTCTGGAGCGCATCGACGGCGCGTGGCCGTGGCAACACTCCGAACGGCGTTGGATCGCATACGGCCGCCGAAACGGTTGGCGGCTGACCAACAACACGGATGGCGGCGATGGCGTCGAGGGATTGCCGGAAGAAACGCGAGCCAAGATGGCGTCGGTTTGGACTGGCCGGAAGCATAAGCCCGAATCCATCGAAAAGATGCTGGCTACCAAGAAGGCAAACGCCTACCGCACCACCGAAGAAACGCGAGCTCGCATGAGCGCGGCGCACACGGGCCGCGAAATCACATGGGGTGACAAGTTGAGTGCGTCGCTTCGTCGCCTGTCCGGTGAGCAAGTTGAGGAAATAAAGCGGCGCTTCGCTGCCGGTGATCGGACCACTGACTTAGCCAAAGAGTACGGCGTTCACCGGACAACGATAACCAAAATCAAGATGGGAACCTACTATGACAAGTACCGTAATTGACCAGTACATCGCCGACAGATTTTCGCTGTTCAACGGGGACTGTGTCGAAGTAATGCGCGCGTTGCCGGCTGACTCGATCGATATGTCGATCTTTTCGCCGCCTTACCTTTCGCTCTATGTGTATTCGAACTCAGAGCGAGACATGGGAAATGCGCGAACCGACGATGAGTTTTACGAGCACTTCCGATTCGTCATAACGGAGCTGATGAGGATTGTTAAGCCGGGTCGCTTGGTCGTAGTCGACTGCATGAACGTGCCAGCCATGAAGCAGCGTGATGGCTATATCGGCCTAAAGGACTTCCGAGGCGCTTTGATTCGTGATTTCACGGCCCAAGGCTTCATTTTCCACGCCGAATTCTGCATGTACAAGGACCCGCTGATTGAGGCAACGCGAACAAAGGCGCTGGGCCTGATGCACAAGCAATTGTGCAAGGACTCGACAATGAGCCGCGCCGGAATTCCCCAATACCTTCTTGCTTTCCGTAAGCCTGGAGAGAACGCCGAGCCAGTGGCCCATCCTGGCGGTGTCGACTACTTCGTCGGCGAGAACCCGCCGCTTGAAGGAAACCTGTCGCATGAGCGGTGGCGCCGTTATGCGTCGCCTGTCTGGATGGATATCAACTTCTCGAACACGCTGAATGTCGTAGCGGCGCGAGAGAACGAAGACGAGCGGCACATCGCACCCTTGGCTCTCGAAGCGATCGAGCGCGCCCTGTGGCTGTATTCGAACCCCAATGACGTGATTTTCACCCCCTTCCTTGGAATCGGGTCGGAAATTTATACGGCGCTGAAGATGGGGCGGAGAGGGATTGGGTCCGAACTCAAGCCGTCATATTTCAGGCTGGCCGTCGAGAACTGCAAGAGCGCAGTACACGACAGCCAGATCGATATGTTCGCAGCCGCCTAACCCCATCCGCGCAGCGCGCGAAGCAATCGAACAAGTGAGGACGATATGAAGTTGATTTTGGACCCGTGCTGCGGCAGTCGAATGTTCTGGTTTGATCGGCAGCACCCGAACGTTGTGTTTGGCGATCAGCGTCACGAGACGATCACCGTGACTGACCGATCGCACCGCGAAGACGGCACGCGGACTTTGCGCATTGAACCTGACGTGCTGATGGACTTCCGCTCGCTGCCGTACCCGGATGGCTCCTTCAAGCTCGTGTCGTTCGATCCGCCGCATCTGGTGCGCGCCGGCCCGCGTAGCTGGCTTGCGGCGAAGTACGGAAAGCTCGGCGCCGACTGGCGCGAGGACATCCGCAAAGGCTTTGCCGAGTGCTTCCGGGTTCTGGAAGACCACGGCGTTCTGGTTTTCAAATGGAATGAGACACAGGTCAAGCTCGACGAAGTGCTTGCGCTCACGCCCGCGAGGCCTCTTTTCGGGCAAGTCAGTGGCCGCAGCGGAATGACGCATTGGCTCGTATTCATGAAGCAATCGAGGACGATATGACACAGAACACTAAAGACGCAGGGGCGAGCACTTGGGCCCAAGGCGTTGAGGCAGTTGCGAAGATGCTGGACAAAAAGGCCGACGACTATGCCCGCGAATACGGCTCAGACGATATGGGCTCACTTTCGTTCGGCACAGGCAATCATGCCGAGGCGAAGCGCGATTATCACTCGTCGCTGATCGAACTCGCGGAAGAAGTGCGCGCGATGATCGGCTCGGCTCTCGCCCCCACCGCCGAGCAGGCAGAGGGAGAGCTGAGCGGCGACGAGGCGGAAGAGTTCGCGAGCACCGTCGAGGATTTCGAGGACAACGGCGAGACGTCGACCGACTACGAAACGCTGATGGACTGGGCGCAGCGCGGCCTGCTTGAGTGCGTCCATTTCAATGTGACCAAGGCCGGAACGGCTGCAATCGCTGCTTTCGACGCCGCCCCTGCTGCATCTACCGGGGAGCAGGCATGAGCAAGCCACTTGCCGGAAAGCGCGCCTTCGAAGCTATGGGGCGCCGAGCATCAAGCGCCGGTCTGCCGTTAATCCACAAACGCATGGAGCGGATCGGCTGGCCCATGTGGGCACGAAGCGCATACGCGCGTGGCTGGATTCAGCAGCCGTCGTCGCAGCAACTGACCGCACGCACTGTCCAGGCGTTCGTTGACAAATCGGTACGCGACGGCGTTTCGCTCTCCGTTACCGTTGATCGGTTCCTCGAAGAAATGAAGGATGCCCCTTGACCGCCCCCACAACCATCGACGGAGCGATGATGACAGACGAACAGATTATCAAAATGTGGTGCGACACACCGACCTCGCTCTTTGGCGGTGAAGTTGAGGATGCCGAGATTATCGCATTCGCCCGCGCCCTGCTATCTGCAAGCAAACCTGCCGCCGAATTGCCGTTCGACACGCTCAAAACGCTGTGGAAGAACGGCAGCGAAAATCGTGATCTGCTGGAAGGGTCGATGGCTCATGCGTTCGCGTTGCGCATATTCGCGGCACAGAACGCCGCATCCCCTGCCGCGCCGATCCACGAACCCGCTACCGAGTTTAAAGCAGGAATCTGTGTGGCTCTTCAGGCTATTACCGCTTGCGACAATGGAGTATTGTGGTCTGAACTGGTTAGGGCATGCGGGACGGATGAAATGCTCTATTACGCCGCGCACGTTGAGCCCGCTGAATGGGAACTGGCTGGCTTTGCGAAATATGCTCGCGCCGAGCTTGGGAAGAAAAAGCCCGCGAAGCGCGCCTCACCCCCTGATAGCGGGAAGCAAGAGCCGACCCGCTGGCAAAAAGCACAAATGGCTTTCGGAGGCGGCGAATTGACAGACGCCGCGCCAGCGCAATCGGATAAGCAATTCGCGATCTATCAACTGCGCATGGCCAATGGATCGTGGATCGACCAGACCGAGCAGAGCTACAAATCTAACATCGAGCAAGGCCACGGAGGTTCGGTGCGCGTGCTCTACGCCATCTCGCAGACAGCACAACCGGGAGAAAAACGGTGAGCCACAAAGCCGCAATCATTATTTCTCTGCTAGACGAGGCGTTTCGCGTATTGCAGCACGATAGCGACGAAGGAAAGCCCGAGTATGCGCACCTTCATAGCGTGCTGGGAAAGTCGTTTCGGAGGGTGCTGAAGGACGTTCCTATGGGGCAATCAGAAAGCCTTGTGGCAGCGCAATCGGGGGAGCCTGTGGCGTTGGACATACATGAGCGCAATGCGCTAAACGAAGCCGTCAAGCTACTGCCGAGTATTTCGGCATTGCGGACGTTACGCGCCAAGTTGCTCGCCGCCCCTCAACCATCCCAGCCCGTGGAAGCTGGCGAGCAGATGACCAACGGCGACTTTCATTGTCCCGCTTGTGGTGAGGTAATGAAGGGGCCGACTGCTTGCGGATCGTGCCTGTGGGAGGCCGATACGTGCGGCTATAAACCTGCCGTGGTGCTGGACGAACAGACCAATGCGCTTGAAGCATGCCGCGCTATCGTCAAATGGTGCGATGAGAATCCGCCGGCGGGTGAGGCGCTGTGGTGCGTCCAACTGGCACGGCGCGCGATTGCGGCGCAATCTGCCCCGGCTGCGAAAGCTGGCGAACCTACCTACGCAAGCTCGCAGGCGACGAACTGCGCTCAGTGCGGCGAGCACAAACACACGCCGCTGCGCATCGACTGGATGGGCGGTTATGTTTGCCTGACGTGCATAGACAAGGAACTCGAAGCGCTCGATCCTGCCGTGGTGCTGGACGATGAGCGGGCGACGTTTGAAGCAGAGTGGTGGAAAACGATATGGTATGGCGACGACGCCATGCGTCAGATCGGCTGGTGGGCATGGCAAGCCCGCGCCGCATCCCCGCAAGCCACCGTGTACTCGCTGTTCTCGTCATCCGATCGGCGCAATTTCGGACACCTTGCCCCGCAAGAGTTCGTCAACGCGGTCATTGACGCTGTGCGGGCGCAAGCCACGGCGACGCAGCCCTGTATCGCGCCTGGCTGTTATCAGTGGGATGGCACCGATTCATGCACGTGTCAGAAGGCCACGGCGATGCAGCCAGCACAGACGGAACGTGCGCTGACATGCGACAGCCGGAAGCGAGGCGAATACGACTGGCTCCGCTGCTGTTCGCCGCGCGACCATACCGGCGAACATTGCTACGTGACCGATTATGACGCGCAACCAGCAAGCGGAGTCGACCATGAGTGACCTGAGATTCACGGTCGCAGAGTTCGAGCGCGCATGCTCCCTGCTGCCAGAGGGAGCGACGTGGGGCGAGCATCTGAACGTTGAGATCGTCTTGCACATCGCTGATGCATCTCGCCGCGCTGCGCTGGAGGAAGCGGCGAAGCATGTCGAGACGCTCGGGCTGGTTTTCTTCTTCGGAGAGCAGGAGTTCGCGAAGACCGGGCGCGCTTGTATCGCCGCCGCTATCCGCGCCCTTGCCGATGGAGACAAAGCATGACCCTCTACGCCGTCCACGTCCAAGGCCCGGACGACATTATTGCAGCGCCGAGTAAGCGCGAGGCGGAGGTATTGGCTGACAAGCTGAATGTGTTCTTTGCGGAGATCAAGCAGAAAAGCGGGCCGGCGGCTCCGACCATTGAGGCCGTTGTCATCACATGGCCGGGTGGCGCCCTGAGTCACGTCGTGGCGCTGGCCGAGGACTGGGAAGACCACGCCAAGTTCATCGGGCCGGTCGACTCGGGGCCCGATCGAGACACGAAGACCGTCGACATGTTTGGAGAAGCTTGATGCCTGGTATCGAGGCGATTCACCGCACCGTCTACCGATCGCCGTCAAGTCGCCGGTCGTTTCTCACAGCCAAGGCTGCCGCGCGTTCAGAAGCGGCAATGCTTATCAAGCGGAAATACCCGAGCGAAAGCCCCGAATACGGCGATTACGGAATGATTCACTATCCCGGTTTCCACTGGTCCGAGGACGAACGGCTACAACGCGTCCATGATCGGTTGGTCCGGATGATCTTGCGCCGCCTGAAGGAGGCGCAGTGAACCAGATCACCAACCGCCGCGCCTTCATGGAATTCGCCTACGCCTACACCCAAGCCAATCAGCCCACGGCGCAACTGATCATCGACCTATGCACGTCCTTTTCCCAGATGCTTGCCGATGACTTCGAGGGACGGGTAGCGGTGAATGTCGATGGGATTAACGTGGTAAGGGAGCCGAGGAAATGACGAAATGGACATGCGCTCACGGCTTCGGCTTGAGCGAGACATGCAGACAGTGCGATCTGGTGCGCGCCCGGGAAGTAGTCGCGCGGTGGGGCGATGAAGTAGACAGTGCGCGCCGACTAATCGGCAATCGAAACCTGTTCAACGAGTTGATGGAAGGCATCGAAGAACTTGGACGAATCGCAGGGAGGGAGGCATGAGCATCGCGTTCAAAGCAATGCAGTTTGCGCGAGAGGCGCATAAGAATCAGGTCCGAAAGTACACCGGCAATCCGTATGTCGATCATTTAGCGGAGGTCGCGGGGATTGTGGCCGCGCTGGGTTGGTTCGACGGCAATACACATCCGACTACGGTAACAGCGGTCGCATGGCTGCACGACTGTGTGGAAGATCAAGGGGTCTTGGCCGAGACGCTGCGCGAGGAGTTTGGAGAAATCGTCGCTGCGGGCGTTCTGTTGCTATCCGACTTGGAGGCCGGCAATCGAGCTGAACGCAAAGCCGCGTCTCGCGCTCGATTAGCCGAAGCGCCGGGCTGGGTCCAAACCATCAAGTGCGCCGACCTGATTAGCAACACGTCGAGCATCGTCAAGCACGATCCGAAGTTCGCAGTGACGTACCTGGAAGAAAAGCGGCTGCTGCTGGATGTGCTGACGAAGGCCGATTCCCGGCTGGTTGAGATTGCGCGGAAACAGGCGGAGGGAGCATGAGCCGATTTGTTACTATCAAGAAATTCTGCGAACTGACCGGGATGACCGCAGCCGCCGTGTACACGAGAAAGTGTAAGGGAACCTGGCTGGAGGGGACCATCTGGCGTTACGCACCGGGATCAAAGACGATCCTGATGGACATCGAGGCTTACGAAAAATGGGTAGAAAAGGGACCGGAGTCTCCATCATCTCGGACTCCAGCTACGAAATCACCTTCGCGTACAAGGGCGTCCGATGCCGCGAGCGCGTCAAGGCAAAGCCCAGTCCTGCCAACACTCGCGAACTGATCAAGTTTCGCCAGCGCATCCTGTTCTCCATCGAGGACGGCAGTTTCGATTATGCGCAGTCCTTCCCCAACTCGAAAAACATCACCCTGTTTGCCATAAAAGGCGGCTCACTCACGGTAACGTCATACCTTGAGGAGTGGCTTGAAGTTGAGAAGACGCAGATCGCGGCGAGCACGGCCCGCGATTATCACGGGATAATCTTCAATATCATCATTCCAAAATTCGGGGCTTTCCCGCTGTCGGATATCACCCGAGCTTCTGTGAAGTCGTGGCTTGCGAAGATCGACGAAGGCCGCGAGAAGAAAATCACCAACAAGCGTCTTGCGAACATTCAGAGTTGCTTGCGCTCAGCGCTTCAGGATGCCGTCGACGATGATCTGCTCGAATCGAATCCTCTCGCCGGCTTCACATTTGCGCGCAATGAACCGCCTCGAGATGCCGACCATGCCGACCCCCTGGACGCTGCCGAACAGGCCGCCATCATTGCCGCTGCACGCGATCCGCAGATAGCCAACCTGTGGCAGTTCATGATGTGGACCGGCGTACGCACGAGCGAGGTCATTGCCCTGCAATGGTCCGATGTGGATTGGATCCGCGGAACAGTTCAGGTCCGCAAGGCAATTACGCGGGCCGCCAAGGGTGTGGTCGAGGACACTAAGACGGTGGCGGGTCGACGCGACGTGAAGTTGCTGGCGCCTGCAATGGCGGCTCTGTTGGCGCAGAAGGAGCATACGTTCCTTGCCGGCGAAGCGATCTTCAATCGACCAGATTGGCGGGGGAAGCCAGGCGGCCTATGGAGGCATGATCACCAGATATGGGACGCGTGGAAGACGACGTTGAAGCATGCGAAGGTACGGTACCGGAATCCCTATCAGACGAGGCATACATACGCGTCGATGATGCTCTCTGCGGGGGAGCGTGAGATATGGGTGGCGAACCAGATGGGGCACTCGGATACGACATCTATCCGGCGCAACTACGGACGCTGGATTCCCAATTCAGACCCGCAGGCAGGGAGCCGCGCCGTCGAATTGTTCGCGCCAGAAAATGCTGGCAAAAAAGATGGCAAATCGAACCGTAAACAGGCAAAAACAGGCTAGATTTTCACCAGCTTTAGAATCAAGGCCATTGATTTTAAAGGATTTTTTGGTGCCCAGGGCGGGATTTGAACCCGCACCGTTTCTTATAGATAGGGGCTCCGTGGGTCAATGCTGGCAAAAAGCTGGCAAATCACGGTCCCAGTAGATCGCCACCATTTGGCGCTGCCGGCGCTACTTTGGGTGGCTTTGGAGCGGGCTCAGCCGCCATCTCGTCAGCCGGAAACAGATTCAGAAACGACCGCGCCTCGTCGGTTGATCGAGCGCCCAGCCAGTCGCCATATTCCTCAGGCCGCAGGATGACGACCGATCGTTTCTCGGCCCCGGGACGATGGAATCGCCTCATCATCGGATGCTCGTCGGCGTTGAGCGTCAGCATCGTGAACGACAACGCGACGCCTTCTGGTTCTTCCCACGCTCGCCATAGACCGGCAATCGCGAACGGCTTGCGGTCAGGCATTCCAATCTGCCATCTCACGGCTTTACCCGTCTCCCAGTTCGGCTCATAGAAGCTCGCGCAGGGTATCAGGCACAGTTGCAACTTCTTCCATGCACCACTGAAACTGCGCTTCTCCCCGATCGTTTCTGCGCGCGCATTCATCGTGTCGAACGCCTTCACGCCTGGCGGGATGTGCTTGCGCGGCACCATGGCGAACGTCGCCGGATCCGTGCTGCGTTCGCCGGCACTCATGCGAAGGATCGGCGCCACATAGTCCTTGTAGGTCTCAGGCGGATAGTCGAACCGCGGCACGGGGAAATCGGTGAACGCCTCGAACAGATCGGCCTGAAGTGGCCGGGAGTTGGTGCACATAGGAACCTCCGTGGATGCTCCATGATAGTGCCAGATGCGTCCATCCGAATTCTGGCTATACTACTGTACATTCATACAGTACTAGCCATGCCAGATCACCCGCCCCTAACCGCCACCCAACTGGCCGAAATCTACGATCGCGAGCCGACGCCCGCAGTCCTGCAACTGCTTCGCGAGATACGCAGGCTGCACGGGATTGTGCGTCGGGCCGATCAGATCCGGCAGATGTGCGCCGGATGCGCGCCTGTTGCGCAGGTGGTGTGGGACTGTTTTGTGCGTGAACTAGATGCCGAACCGTGCCTCCGTGATCCGCCGACACCACGACAGCAGCGGCGCATCGATGAGAGCGTGCGGAGGATAGAGGAACGGCGGAAGAACGAACGGAGGTGAATATGACGCTAGATGACCTGAACCAGTTTGGTATCGTGACCGCCTACATCGAGGATTCGGAACTCGGTAGGCGATACATCGCATGCGTCGGGCAGCGGACGGCGGGCGGGATGAGGTCCAGCGACGGCCAGTATTGGACGGGCGATACCGAGCTTGAGGCGGCTCGGCGGTGCTACGATGAGTCCGGGTTCGGAGCGGCGCCGGATTCGGCAGAATGAGCGCTGGGCTCGGTTCCTGCTGATAATCCGCACCCACAGGAGACCGTCATGACGCTCGAAAACTTCAAATCGCAACTCTCGATGCTGTTGCGTGATCTGCCTATCGGCACGACAGCCGACCTCACGGATTTTGCAGTGGCGTTCTGGGGAGGCAGAGAATTGACGTTCGCGTTTCTGAGCGAGGATCGACCCAACGAAATCGACGAAGAGTTCGACCTGGACGATTATCAGTGGGGCGAGTGGGAAGCGAGTTTCACTGCATGGGCTCATGCGCCCAAGTTCAGCGAACGACAGGAAGTATTGCGGTGGATTAAGGATGCGCCGCCGTTTGAGGCGGGCTAAAGACGCGCCAGCGACGCTGGGCTAGGGGAGGGGTGATGCAGGACAAGGAATTACTGAAACTGGCGGCGAAGGCTGCGGGATATGGCGACCTTCGGTTTCTTGACGACAGTTCGATCATTGTCAATGCGCGGCGATGGAACCCACTCGCCAACGATGGCGACGCGTTTCGGCTGGCCGTGGAACTGGATATCAGCGTACGCCAGCAATTTGCGATGGTGACCGCCGAGTATCCTTGGGTCGATGAAGACTTCAACACCCGGAAGGTACTGTGCGAGGGCGTGGGTGCGCTCAACGACTATTGCGCCGCCACCCGTCGAGCTATCGTAAGGGCGGCCGCCGAGATTGGGAATAGGGTAGACGCGCCGCTAGTGCGGGCTGATTGATGTGCGCTTAGGCGCGGGAGGCGGGGATGACGCTAATTCTGGAACGAGACCACTTCGCGGCTATTCAGGCGCGTGTTCGAGAAGAGTTTCCTGAGTTCGATGAGGGTGCAGTTCGCCATGCATCGAACAAAATCACGAACGAGATTCGGCGTGGCCATTTCGACGTCTACAACATTGATGTGAGTCACGGTCCGATGGATGACAACGGGTATTACGTCCACTTTGACGTTGAAGCGAGCGGGAAGGCGGTTTATGTGCGGGTAACGGTGGATTGATCGTCGCCAAAGGCGAGAATAGAGGGGTGCCGTCCGAAGCGCAATGCCTCGGACGGGATACAGCAGATAGGGCGGAGTGGCCGGATCTGAACCCGGCAGGGTCGGTATTCGTCGGCGTACTCTCAGCCGATCCCAAGTTTCCTATTTCCGACCGTCTGGCCATTACAGGTGCGTACCAGCTACGCATTCACTCCACGTACATCGTAACGCCTGTAGACATCGTTTACAAGTCAATGCCTGTCGTCATAGTTAAATTAAATAGGATTACTACTCAATTTACGACTGGAATCAGGCGGTAGCGCCGTTCCAGTGGCTCCCGCCGCCGCCAATGCGCACGCCAGCCCACATAAGCCATGCCCGCCATTGCGGGACGCCGGTCAGAAGCGACGCCTCTTTGAGGACGGCATCGGCCGTAGCGCGATCGACCGGATGTGTGCTGTAGATGAAGTCATGCACGACGCTGGCTTCGTTCGACGTGCCGCCAGCCAGCAGATAAGCGATCGGCATGCGCGGCACTGACGCCAGATCTGAGATAAACCCGGCCGGCACCGTGAACGTCATCTTCGCGACGTCTGACTGATAGACCAGCGGCGCCGTGAGACGCCACAGACCATCATCGCGTGGCGTGGCGTTCTCCATCTGCAATTCAGATAGAAACGCACTCATACGCCGCTCGCCGCCGATGCTGGCTCCACAGTAGCCGGCAGCGCAGCGATGACGCTCGATAGAACGATTTGAGCAACCGTGAGGTCAATGCCGATCTTCGTCTTATCCTGATCCGAAAGCGGCGATGCGTTGACGACAGCCATAACAGCCGGCAGCGCAGTCGAACCGAGAGATTTCAGGTCAGCGACATTGACGCTGGAGCCTGCCGAGCAGACGGCGGCGACGACCGGGGCGGCTTCGGCAAGTTTGGCCTTTGCGTCATCGCTCAGGCCGACAACGGCTTGCAACGATGCGATGGCAGTTTGGGTTGGCGGACAAACCTGAGCGGCGACCTGCGCCGGAGTTTGAACTATGCCAGTGGTAGCGCAGCCGGAAATGAGCGCGACAAGGCCTGCCGCAAGCAGCATAAATTTACGCATGATTGATTCCTAGGGAGTGATTTTGACGATGGCAGCAGCAGCTTGGGCTGCTGCTGTTGCGACGTTGGAAATGACCGCGCCTTGAGCCGTGACGGGCGCCGTAGCGCCTACGCCGGTCTCGTTGAAGTGGACCGTCACGACACCCTCAGCCGAGGTCGTCAGGTCAAAGGAGAGCGCGGCAATGTCCTTGGAGTTCAGCGCGAGGGCTTCGCAACACACCATGCGCTGCAAATTGGGCTCATAGAACGGCTTGACCGAGTAGGCGGCTTGCCCGGCGCAGCCACCCAATGAGCAGGCCAACAGTGCGATAGCTGGAACTTTCATGCTGTGGGAGCAGCCTTCGCCGCAGAGCGGGCCGCGACTGTCTGGCTGACCCAGTGCGCGCCGGCCACAATCAGCACGACGACAGCGCTTTGCACATCGGCCGGAAGAGTCGCGTGAAACATGCTCGCGACATACGAAACTACGGGTGCGACTACGGCACCGGCGCCGACTGCGGTTGCGGTGTTGATGGGGGTGCTATTCATAGATGCTCCGGATCGTGATGGATGACTTCAGTCGGGGAAAATTGATACCCCTCGACGGCGTACTTGGTGAACAGCCAAACGGGGAAGGGCAACCTGTGAATCCCCTGGTCCTTTCCGATATGCGGGCCAAGGCCGAGCAACATGCCGTTGACGGTCATGTCGTCGACGAACTTGTATGGGTCATTGACCGGATCAAAATTGGCCCAATCGAAAGCCTGAGCGTGCGGCCCCCATAGACCTTTCTTGCAATCAGCCGCGAAGCGCGGCCAATCCCACGCCGTGGCAAAGCAACGCTCTACAGGGAAGTGATGTGCCTGCAGTGGTGCGCCGAGTTCTTCGGCAGTCATGTTGGTGACGAAGCACCGGCCGCCTTCACGCTCGATCAGCAATTTCTTTGAGCGTTCGAAGAGGGCCGTCGTCTTACGCTCTTCGTGACCGGGGACGAAATAGTCAGCGGTGAGCGTGTCTTTGAGTTCGTGGACGTTTTCTACGGGCATAAAAAAAGCCCGCAGAACGCGGGCCTCATAAGGAGTGGGACTAGATCAGGTGACCTGAAGCAGGAACCACTTTCGATTCGTGGCGCCAGTGCTATCGGTGATGACGCATGCGATTTCGTAGGCAACGCCAGTAGTCCCCCCCGATAGCCAGAACACGACTTGTGTTCCTTCGATGACGCCAGCTTGCGATAGCGTGATGCCGGTCGGAACGGTGATCGTTGCCTGCGTCAGCGTTGCGCCGAGCGCCAGCTCGGCGGCCCACTCGAACGCATAGGGAAGGTTCGCTATCGGGTCTTTCGGCGATATACGATTGTTTGGAAGGCCAACCATAGTGAGTTCCTGGCCATGCGGCCTGTTATCCGACTTTGAACACTCGCGTTTCAGGCAGCACAACGTATGTCCGCGTCTCGCCAGCGACCGTAAATAGGCGGTTCTCTGCGGAGACGTGGAAGATCGCCGGATTGACGTCGGCCGAGGTGATGACGCCGGTAGCGATGCAGACGTTTGGTTGCTGAGTGCTGGCAGCGGCGCCGACTATTGGCGCGAGAATGACTTCGCCAGTTGCAGTGGACGTATTGACTTGCTGAACACTCGCTGCGGAGCCCGACACTTGAACAGCGCCGCTGGCCGAACTGGAATTAGCCGCCTGAAGTGATGCCGCCGACCCGGCTACAGCGACCACGCCCACAGCCAGCGAGGCATTCTTGCTCTGCGTCGAAGCGCCGGCACCCGAGACAGCGACGCCTACCGATGCCGCAGAAACGTTCGGTGCTTGAGTGCTCGCGGCACTCCCTTGAACGATGTTGCCGATCGCGCCCGAAGCGCTCGATATATTCGGCGCCTGGATGCTTGATGCTGCGCCGGTGACTGCAACCGAGCCGGAGGCAGCCGATACATTCAGCGACTGCGTTGACGAGATCGAACCGGAGATCCGGACAGCGCCGACCGCGCTGGCAGTGCTAGGCGCCTGATTCGACGCCGCGGCACCACCTACAATGACCGCGCCGACAGCAACGCTGGTGTTCGCCGCTTGGGCCGAAGCCGCCGCGCCAGATATGCGGACAGAGCCAGAGGCAGACGAAGCGTTGGCGGCTTGCGCACTTGCCGACGATCCCGAAACTGAGATTGCGCCGGCAGCAGACGAGACGTTGGGCGCTTGTGTCGATGCGCCCGAGCCAGTAACCGGACTGGAGCTTGTGAGATACTTGGCCGTCTGCAACGTGATGTTGCAGAAATTCCCGGCGCCAGCATTGACTGTCGTCAGCGTGACCGCAAGAGTGAGCGTTTGGCTCGCACTGTTCGCGCTATACGTCAGGGTCGTGAGGTAGTCGGCAGATGCGCCAGCCGCAACGCCAGCGGGCGTGTGCGTAACCGCAGGAGCGCTGCCATCCGACAGTGTGGCTACCAGCTTCGCTGCGGCAGTATTCGCCCCAGTGTCACCGCCGTACATCCCCCACGCAATGACAACTGTGCGTGTCGTGGTATCGGCGGGAACGGTGAACTGGAACCCGTTGCCGACAACTGCTGAACCTGACGCCGGAGCAAAGATGCCATCCCCGCTAGTGGCGCTGGCAGTCGGCGTGCCATCTGTCCACGTAACGCTCCGTGCATCGGGTCCGTAGCCGCCAAGCGTAACGCCGGAACCGACAGCGGTAGGCAGGGAGATGGTTGAGCCGCCACCACTCCTACGGTTCGGGCTCGTCGCGCTTTGCGGGAACTGAATCCAGTCAGTCTGTGCGGGCGAGCTCAGGTTGACGGCGGATGAATTTACAGCAGTGGAGCCGGATAGGCTTCCCATGCGAGCCCCCGGTTACTTGATCAGTTGCCGTTGGTCAGCGTGAAGCTGGAGATCGAAACTGTTTGGCCGGTAGCGATCGACGCTGAGCCGGTGAAATTCAGGTCGGCCCCCGATGTGCCAGCAGTGCCATCGATAACCGCAGTGCCGCCCGAAGTGGTGATGCGGAACCACGTCGCGACAGTGCCCGTGGATGCACCGGCCGAACCAACGCCGCTAGTGATTGCGTTCAAGGTGAGAATGCCGCCCGATGCAGCAGGCGCGAACGTCGCGTTGCCGGTGATACCAGTGGTCAGGGCTGTCTGCGATGTGATGGCAGTATCTGGCGATGCAGGCTGAGTGCCGTTATAGAAAGTGATGATGCAGGAAGCGCCCACTGCTGATGTGATGGCGTTCTCCATCGCGTTCTTCAGAGTGGTGCTGAACTTCAGATTCGTTGCCATGGATTTCCTTCAGGCGTAAAAAAAGCCGCTCAGCGGCTTATTCGTGTGGCAGATATTCTGCAAATATTCGTGTGGCAGATAAATCGCGCGTCTAGACGTCGAGCATCCCGAGGTTATGGGCCTTGATGATCGACACGATTTTTTGCGCGTACAGCGGATCGGTGGCGTAACCGGCAGCGGCCACAGCCTGAGCGAACAGGGCGCCAGTCGTGTAGGCGAACGCGGGCTGATACCGCTTATTCGTCAACAGGAACTGCGCGTGATCAGTGATCGAGCCAAGCCAATCGTCATAGGCTCGGAACTTGGCGGTGATCGAGATCGTTTTGCCACCGACCACCTCGTGTGTGATCTGCGTCGTAACCGGGCCTTTCCACGATGGGTCGGCCTTGATGCCGAACAGATTCATGCCTGGTGCATGTGCGCCCCACGCCGACTCCAGAGCACCTTGGGCCGTCGTGAATGACGCCGGGATTTTCGTCGTCTTGGCGGAGACCTTGGCCGCTGGAGAAACGGCTTTGATGAAGTCGTCGGGGGTCACGTCTCACTCCTTTCTATGCTTCCTGTGGCGCGGCCAGAACTTGTCTCGGATCAGCGCGAAGGTCTGTAACACCGTGTAGATCAATGTGGCCGCCATCACCCAGTCTGAGATCTGGAACCCCAGCCAATGCATGCTCGCCACCGATACCGGGGGAAGTGATTTCACTGCGCTTGCAACGAGGTCGCTGCGTGCGAGGTCTGCGGCTTGATCGCCGATAGCCATAGGTAAAGCCCCGGGGTAGAAATGGAAAAAGCCGCTCGAGGGCGGCTTGGATGGTCAATTTGTAACAACTCTTGTTGTGTATCTCAAGCTGAGATACTGTTCGTGCATGCGAGTCATATCCAACAAAGCCCTGATCGAGTTCGCCGCCAAACACCCGGATGCGGGCGTGCCGCTCCAGATCTGGCGTAAGACGATTGAGGCGGGAACGTTCGCAAGTTTCGCGGACCTGAAGCGGGCGTTCAATGCCGCCGACAAGGTCGGAGCGTTCTACGTGTTTGATATTGGCGGCAACAAATTCAGGCTGGTTGCAGCCGTGCACTTCAACGTGCAGAAGCTATATGTGCGACATGTTTTCACGCACAAGGAGTACGACAAATGGAAGCCTTGAAATTTTCGCGAGACGACATTGAAGAGTTGGCCACCCATTTCGAGGCCATCTCACAGAAGGTGCCGCTGCATCCGATCAATTCGGATCTTGAATATGACTTTGCCGTGCGCGCACTGAACGCGCTTCTTGATGCCGGCGCTGCCGACGAAGGCCATCGCTTGGCACCCCTAGCTGATACGCTCGGCGACTTTATCGGCGAATACGATGCCTCACACCATCAGCTACCAGAGGCGTCGCCGGCTGATGTTCTGAAGCAACTGATGCTGGAGAACGATGTGCGCCAGTCCGATCTGCCGGAGATAGGTAGCCAAGGAGTGGTGTCAGAGATTCTGAGCGGTAAGCGCGAACTCAACACGCGCCAGATTTCCGGATTGTCGCGACGGTTCCACGTGAGCCCAGCCGTATTCTTCCAAACCGCCTGATTTACTTTCTTTCATCAACGGCCGCCCTGCGAAAGCTCGGCGGCTTTTTTGCGTCTGATTTATTGCTTGACGTTAGACCCCAATGGGGCTAATATTTTCAATACAGGGAGGCCTTTCCGGCAACCCGCCATCTCCGAAAGGAAGAATCATGAAATACTCTTTTCGTGCCGCCGCGCGCACAATTGGACGAACCCTTCATGCTCTACAAGGCTCTCACGACCGACGACTTGGCGCGCCTTCAGAAGGGGCTCGGATTCACGGGTGCCCAGATGGCAAAGCTGCTGGGCGTATCCAGCGACAAACAGTACAGGAAGTACACGGGCGGGAAGAATCCGCGTGTGGTGAGCATGCACATGCTGTTCTGGGCCATGGCTCATCGCGTGCTCAAGCAGAAAGACATCGAGACCGTGTACGACGCGATGCGAGAGGCCGGAGCGGTGCTAGACCCCAACGCCGATCCTGCCCCGGAGCAGGATGGAGAGCCGCAGCCATAGCCATGACACTCGGCTGCGCTGCCGCTGGCGCGCACGCTGAATCGTTTTTCCATGCTGAAGCCGGCCTTGGCGCCACGAACTTTACGGCGATGGGTGATGGAATGTACTTCCAGGAGGGTTTCTCCCACCACCTGAAGCTCCGCGTCCCTGCTGGCCGAATCGGCGTTGGATTGACCGCGCTCCCATACACCCGCGGGTCGTGGCTACCTGGCATCGATCTGAGTCTTGCATACATGTATTTCGGCACCGCCAAGATCCAAGGCGATGCCGTGCCGGACGCCACCGATTATTCAGATGGCATAGGCGGCTACAACCCCAAGACGCACGCTTGCAATGGCGAATGCGGCCCGATGCGCTACTTCGACACTGGCGGCTCGCTTCAGGCGATCGCGCTGACCATCGAGCCATACTATGAAGTCGGCAACTGGCGATTCAGCGTCGAGGGCGGCCCGGCAATCTTCAAGGGCACATGGACGTCAACCATGACCGTCATGTCGGCCACAAGCCCTTGGGGGCCGCGTGGCTCTGTGGAAACGCTGGCGCATGATCCCAAGCCGCAGCTCACATGGGTGGCTGGCGCATCAGTTGCCTACAAGAAGGTGACTGTGCGCTACACCTACATCAGCACGCCGTCGAAGAACGTCAGCAATAGCAATGTTCCGCTTGGGTTCAGGGCGGCGCACATGGTGACGCTGGGGTACAGATGGTAGAACTTTGTAAATTCAGCCAATGAGCGCACCCAAGTTAGGATGGGCGCATCGTATATGCAGCCCGAGCAACTGACTTTGAACATTCCCGATCGCAGCCCCAACAGTCGACAAGATGATCTGATGTCTTTTGCTCAGATCACTGTGCTGTGTCGAACCACGATTTCGGAACGACCACGGCGTCGCCGGATGGGTTCATTGGCTTTGGAATGTCACGCACCGAGATATTCGAATAGCGGTTGAACGCAGTGTTGAAAGTCTCTGCGTCGACCTTGTCGCGGAATTGCTCCCAGAAGTGCCATTGCGGGACGGCGGTCGTGTAGGCAATCGACTTGAATCCGAGCCCGTTCTGCACCGACGCAGGGAAAAACTGCTTCACCAGATACCCGGTTTTCGGATCCACTGCGTCACGCATCTGCGCCATGACGGGCGTGTCTTCACGGTTGAAGATCGGCCACGCCTGCTGCAACGGGTTGAACCGGCCAATGACTAGCGCCACGGTCACGAGTGACGCGGCAAGCAGCGGCACGGCCGGGTCGATCTTCGTGTGGCGCGCGACCAGATAGGCGGAAACGGCGAACGGGATGATCAGCAGGTCGATCAGGTTCGGCCAGAACGGGACTTCGGAGCGGGCCTTTGTCAGCATCCATCCGATCACTACCAGTGAAACGAAAGCCACGATGCGCGCAGGCTTTACGGAATAGCCAAGGCGTGTCACCACATGCACGACGAAGAAAAGCAGCAGCAAGCCCTGTGCGTACTGCATCCGGCTTGGGTGGACGTTATCCCACAGCAAGAGTCGGCCGACGCTCGAGGGAATCGGCAGCAGTTCCCACGCCAGCATCATTGCGAGCGCGACGCCGAGAATGAGCGAGCGACGCAAAAACACACGGTCTTTCACCGCGGCCGGCAGGTTGCGATAGTTCGCGAAGCATATGGCCAGCAGGACGAAGAACACGCCGAACGTGGCGGATTCGCAGATGTTCGAATTCGGCACCAGCTCATGAAAATGCCCATCGAACATCGAGAAGGGGAACAGTTGCGAGATAGCCTGACGCAAACCGATGCCGGCGCCCGAGAAGGCGCGGCCACCCGGATACAGCGTCTTCATCGTGGCGAGCAGATAGTCCTTCAGGTAGAGCGCGGTGGTCGCAGATGCTGCGCCGGCCGCGATCACGAGCCCGGCGAACGGCGCGGGCCGCATCCACTCCTTGCCGTACACGATGACAAAGACCGCGCCGACGAAGGCTAGTGACACGATGTACGGGGGATAGAACATCTCGATCATCATGCCGGTGAGCAGCCAGTAGAACAGCAGCAGGCGGCCCCACTTCGGAATGCGGTGCACGAATAGAACGGCCATCGCCGCGCCATAGAGTGCGAACAGCACGCCCTTGTCGGTCCACCAGAACTGCGAGTAGGCGGTAAAGTACGAGCAGAAAGCCAGCAGGACGGACGCCGCTCGCCCGGCACCGATCACCCGGAACAGGTACGTGTACCCGAGGATGAACAGGGCAAACGTAGCGAAGTAGTGAAAGGAGAACGCGTAGGCCGGGTTGACGAAGCGATACAGCATCATCGTCGGTTTGAAGAACCAGCCCCAGTCGTTGATCGGAACTGCGAATGCGATACGCATATCATCGCTATAGGGCGACGTCTTGTTATAACGCTCAAAGTGATTGTTTACCGATCCCGCAGTCAACGATGTGATAACCGCCCACTCATCCGACCGGATCGGTCTGGGCTCGCCAGCCACGATTCCGGTGTCCTTTGCGTGGAGCACCTGTAGCACAAGTCCGTATGACGAAGGTGACCACGTTTGGGAGATATACACGACTCCCAGGAGCGCAATGGCGATTGGGAGCAACCATCGAAAACTGAGCAGGCGTTTGGTGCAGTTGGTCATTGTCGATCGGCTCTCAGACTACTATTATGGGTTTTCTGCTGAAGAAGCCGGATTTTACCGCAGTCAAGAATTTATCTGCGAATCGAATAACCAACCACGACGAGTCATGCAAACAATTTCATCACCGAAACCGCATTTCCGAACGGCCCACCGTAAGCATGGCGCCGCTAGGCTTTGCGCCATCGCCATTCTTGTGTTGGCATATGGCACGCTGCTTTATTACGTTTCACTTGGGACCGGAGGTCTCTAAGAGGCGACACCTCTGCTATCTGGAAGCCAACCCAGATTCCCGGGCGGCTGGCTCAGATCCAGCGCAACACCATCTACGCTTCGGGGGGGGGTGGCGGGGTCATCAAGTAATCTCTGTCGGGGCCGGAAGTCCGCTTTGCATGAACGGCTCAGAATCGTAGAACGTCTTCCATCGCGCGTCGCTCGTCTCGACGGTCCCGTAGCCAGGATATACCGATGGGTCTTGTGGACTACCGAAGTATGAAACGATCACAGCCTCGGTAGTATCCGAGTATTGAACGCAGAGTGTCGTCATGGTCAGAAGTCGTACCCACTGATAGTCACTTGGTATCCCACGGTGCCCGTCGTCACATTCGCTGTGTAGTAGATGGTTTGTGGTGTTTGCATTAGTAGCTTCGAGAACGCAATATTGATAGCCCCACCCGCAGACGCTTGCGAGTTCAAGTAGCAGAACACTGCACCGAAACCGAAAGAAGACGGATACAGCGCGCTAGTGCCAATGGCGGTGGCAGAGACTTGCGTTTGCTGGTTTCCACTAACACTTTTTGCGTTTTTTGGAACAAACGAAGCAATGTTCAACGCTGTAACGATAGATGCGGGGGTCGACGTGTTCAGCGCCGTACCAATAACTGTCGAAACGCTTCGTCCAAACTGGAATAGTGGCGGAAACAGGCCGCTCGCATTGGTCGGTACAACCGAAACCAGCGCGCTTGCCGTGTAGCCACTCGGCATGTTTGCGCCGCCGTACACTTCGGGCTGCTTTGCAGCCGTGGCATTCGTAGCCAGAAGCGCACTTGTCCCCGCGGTCGGATTGTAGATCGCGTACAGCGCGACATAACCGCTAACTGGCGCCGTACCGGTGTCCATTCCGCCGGCACCGGTCGTCGCGAGGTTGATGGTCTTTGCAAAATTCGACAACACATACGAGTTTGCGCCGAGCGCCGACTTGACGATGATTTCGTCTGCGGCCAACGATGCCGAGGCCGACGCCGCGGTAACGCTCATTGCAACGTTCCGCGCGCCTCCTACCACCGATGGCGATTGCTGAACCTGCGTCAATATCGGCGTCGACAGGAACGGCGCACCGGGATAGGGCGCAATGTTCGAGCTGGTTAGCGTCGTGGCGCCAAAGGGCACCGAGACGACCCAAAGACCCGTCCATCCGGCATCGGGAGTGGGGGTGATCTGCGCTCCCGTATTGGCCGCCGAGCCAGCCTTGAGCTGGTAGGCAATGACGCCGTCGCGGAACGTGTTGCTGGTCGAACCGCTGTTGTTCGGGCCGGACCAGGGAGCAGCCGGGTTGGCTGCGTTATAGAACTGCAGAACGACAGGCGCAATGCCCGTAGTCGGGTCCAGGCTGATATCGGAGTCCTGATACTGGGCTTCGATCAGGTAGTTGATTGATTGGCCCGTAGAGACAGGGGCAGCCAGCGTCGCCGACGTGTACGAATCAAGCTGGATGCCTTGCTTGAGGATGGTGTGTGACGTGTCGGCCGGCAATGTCCCGCACGGCGTAGCCTCGAGCGATTGCATCGAGTAAATCTCGCCGGGGCCAACTTGTACTTTCATCGATGCAGGCGCAGTCGGGGCGCACGGAAGGCCGTTGACGAGCGTGCTGGTGCCGAACAGCGCGGCGCAGACTTTGGCGAGCGCCGTCATGGTGCTTTGAGCCTGCGCGCTATCAATCCACTCGTAGCACTGCGACCCTACGTACGTTTCTACACGACGCATGAATACTCCGGGCAATGAAAAAAGCCCGCGATTGCGGGCTTAGAAATGAAGAAGCCGCCCGGAGGCGGCTGAGGTGTTTGGTGCGGCTGGGTTAATTACCGGCGCATAGGAACTGCACGGTATCTGTGCTGGTACCGGTGAAAGTAATTGACGTACCAGATGCCTGATTGACTCTCACTGAGTTTGCTGCGGTCGAATCGTTTGCGGTGCAGGTGAAGCTGGTCGACGATGTGAATACAGCAGAGCCGCTCAGCGTTACGGTAGCCGTACCGGCGGCCAGAGCGATGCTCCCCTGCACCATATGAGGCCCAATGACGTTGGAGCCCGTCGTGCTGGTCATTGGCATTGCCCCTATTCCACCAGGTGTCTTGATGCTGCCAAACTGCTCCGTTCCGTAATTCGTCCCATACGCTACGACTCCGTTGAGCGTTGTGCCAATGGTGCTGCTAGTGCTGAAATTGGTGCCGATGAATCGATTGAAAGAACCCGCCGACGCGTTGATACCCGCCGTCGCCCACACGAACTGGCCGCCATACCAGGTATTCTTTGTGGCATTCGCACTATCGATCGTAACCGCCGTCCCGACCACCTCATTGTCGATGGCAAGAAAATTATTCGCAAACGTGTAGCCGCCAGTCAGATGCAGACCGTTAAGCGCGGTCGAATAAGAACCGATAAACGTATTGAACTGAGCCTGTCGGAGGCGCAGGGCATCGCCTACCGTGTTCCCGCTGTTATTTGCGACGATCGAGACAAGCGAATTCAGAACATAGTTCAACTCAACGGCGCACGTGTTGGCGCCGGTATTCGTATTGTTGACAACCAGATCAAACGTGAAAGAGTTCATCGCATCGGCGAAACTCTCCTGACCGACCTGTACGCCAACGCCATTGACGTTAGTCCGAACTGCAAAGCCACGGAACGACGAATAGAAAGCTCCGGTATTGTTTGAATTCTGAATGAGAAGCGCAGGGCCGGCGCTTACCGACGACAAGTCGAGGATCGACTGTGGACCATCGCCGTATATCTTGACGCCCTTGTTTTGCGCGCCCGCGACGTCCCACGTCACCTGGCTCGAAATCTTGTAGGTGCCCGCCGGAATATACCCGGCCTTCCCGGTCAGCACGACGGCGGCATAGAAATTGCCTAGTGCCGTTGTGCTGTCTGTTGAGCCAGTGGCATCCGCGCCAAAATCAAGCAGGCTCATAGCGTCCTGCATCTTGCTCGCTGCAGATCTAGCGGTGGCGCCCGCCTCGGGCCGCGCGAAGCCTATCAGCCCCGCGCCACTTGCCGACGACAGGGACGCTGACGCCGCCTTCCCAGCCAGCGCGCTATTGAGCTGGGCGGCAGTGAGAATCTGGCCGGGAGTGAACTGGGCGTTGGCCGAGCTCGTTACGAACGCCGCCAAAAGCAGTAAGCCGATGTTCCGCAGAATTGCTTTCATGAGATCGTGGACGAGTCGAGAGTGAACGTTGAATCGAGCGTGAACGGCGCGATGCCATAGTTTGTGACGCATACACCGATATTTGTTGCGATCGGGCGACAGGCATTGATGGCGGCGTATATATCGGCGTCAGATGCGCCGGTAACTTCGTCTGCCAGAGAGCCGAAATAGCCGTGTGAAAGCGGGGCGCCGTAAGCCGACCACTGCGGCGCATCGTTGTATGCAGAGCCTAGCAGGCCGCCAGTAACGAGCGGGCGATATGCGATGATCAAAGCGCTAAAAGGTGCCCCAACCGAGCCAAACCGGCCCACGCCGAAGAAGCTGTTAGCCCCACTGTTCGGGCCGAAGTTTGCTGTATCAAGTGGTCTTGCCGGCTCGAAGATGATCGGTGCGTTGCCGGTCAATTGCGTCAGCATGCTCTCCATCGCGGGACGCGTTGCTCGCTTCTGGAAGATCGCAATCTTGATGCGGGCGATGTAACTGGAGTCTGACTCGTTCGGCTTGCGCGGCAGCGTGTTGCCGAGAAAATCTGAGGCCCATATGTCGATCCATCCACCGCTTGACGTGTCCAGCCGGGTTTGCGCCCAGAAGAACATGATCAGGAGGTAGGCGGTCGATAAAGCTGATGCAATGCCGTTCAGCAGTGCGCTAATGATCGGAGCGTCGGCCCAGTCGCCAAACCACGTCGGCGGCATGTAGGAGCGCAGCCGGCCAAGCAAATCCGATTGGTCGCCGATCGCCATATTAATTTACCGTTATTGTGCCGGGCGTGAAGCACTGTTGATAGCCGATCGACAGATCAGACGTTCCGCCGTTGACCAGGACATTTGTTACGTTGGTCACGCCTTCAACGCCCCACGCCTGGGTGGCGATGTTCGTATAGGGAAGCGTGGCGCCGCTTGAAGTGGTAACGATGCCTGCGATGTATGCGTTGACAGCGGACTGCACCAGCGGCGCGACATCTGAGTGGGCGTAACCGCTGCCTACGGTGACCGTCATGGACACAGTAACCACGGACTGAGTCGGGCCATGGACACTGTACGTAGAGCAAAGCGGCCGAACTGCTTCTACGGCGTTTTCAACGCTCGTTTTCTCGGTGGACGAGAGATTGCCGCTGCCGTCATTAGCAATGACGGTGAAATAGCCATTTTGCGCAGTCCCGTTGTATTGCTGATTCTCTGCAACGATGCCGGTCATGCCGAGTTGAACACTCGTAATGGCATTCATCACTGCGAGCAGGGTGGCTGCCTCAAGGCTTGCGATGAAGATGACGAATCTGGAACGTGCCGCAGGGTCCGATTCGGCCGCCTCACCGTTTTGAACGGTGGATGCATTAGACACATAGTCAACGCCAGCGATTGCAGTTCCTAGCGTATTGAGCGAGCCGGATGCCACATTGCCGGCCGTGCCTGCAGTTGTACATTGAACTGAGACCGTTGCGCTGGCCTGCCCGGCGGGCAGCACGTAGCCTCCTTGGCTCGCGCTATAGGCTGCATTCGTGGTGTCTGCAATGACGGCGAATTGGACCGTTCCGTCAGCCGTCTGAACGATGGCTCCGACAGGAATCAGAGCCTGATTCGTGGGCGTGAATCGCGAGAACGTTTCCTGCGTCGTCGCTGCCGTTGCCGGCAGCCGGGAGAACCCGAACTGGGCAAACCATGTGTCCAGATCCGTGCCGTTCGATGTGGCCGCGCGGGTCAATGCGACGCCGGCAAGCACGAGTCCCTGAAGCCACATGACGACCGACGCCGTCGCCTCAACGGCCGATCGGAGAATTGAGCCAATCGTTAAGTCTACGAGGACTTTAGCGTAGCCTTGGATATTGGCAACGGTCTCGCTAACCAGCGTATCGAAGTCTTTGGTGGAAATGGCCATGCCTACACGTCCACATTAAAGCTGAGGAGCACCGGTTTGCGCGAAAGCGCATCGGTGTACTGAATCTGGATCTGCATCCCGGCGGTGATACTGCTGATCGTGACGAGCGGCACTGGCAACTGAAGGATTGAATCCTCGAGCTTGAGCTGCGACTGGACGATAGCTTTCACTTCGGAAACCGACGCATTCGAGCCGATCAACTTCGGCAGGCCGCCGCCGTACTCAGGGTGAAAAATGTAATCACCCGGGTTCGTGCACAAGCGGCGAATGATCCGTTGCTGGCTGCGAGTGTCGCCAGTCGCCGTTTGCAGATCGCCAGTCGCACTGGCCGAAATATCGCCGCCGTACCAGTGGTACAGGTCGGAGAAGAGTTGCTGGGTCATTGAGGAACGCCACCGAGGCCTGAGCCGCCAGAGTTAATGTGTTTGTGCGTGCTGCCGATGTCGTGACCGTTGTTCGTGATGGCGCCATTTGTGTTCAGGTCGCCGTCGATAGATAACGTCTTGCCGGAGCCGTTATCTCCGGAAATTGCCATGCCACCTTCGCCGCTCAACGTTTCGGTCACGTTTAGCGTGTTGTCCATCTGCACCGGACCGATGACGTGGTGCTGCGACGCGGTGCGTGTCGCCGTGCCGGTTACAGTCTCCGTATAGTTGCCTGCAACATGCAGCGTGACGTCCCCGTTGGTCAGGAACTTCAATGCAGACGTCGATTTGTGAACGGTCCAGATCTCGCCAGACGGAACCGGAGGCGGGCGGTCCTGATCGCTGTAGATGAAACCGGAGACGGTCGCCGCTTCAGGGTCGCCATCGGCGAAATCTACGATCGCCTGGTCGCCGATCTGCGGGCCATATGCAATTCCCCAGCCATCGCCGATCGCGTGCGTCTCGATCGGAATCCAGCCGGTCAACACGCTGCTCGGCTGAAGAGTGACCTTCACCGAATAGGTGTTCGGGTCATAGCTCTGCACCAGGCCGTGCATGCGCGAAATCTTCTGCGCCGCGGCTAGCATGGCCCGCTGCGTTATCGCGTTCTGAAGTTGTCTCATGCGGCAAGGTTGCTGACTTGAAGGTCGGGGTTTTGGTTTTTCGCGCGCACATGCATCGAATAGCCTGCATCCAGGCTGAATTCGCGCGTGACCGAATCAACGTAGAACGTCTGGTTGAAACTGCCGGGGAAACCTTCCGTCTGGATCATGACGCGCGCTGTCAGCAGGTCGTCTGCCGGGCCGTCATAGGCGAAATTCACAGCGTGCCGGATGATCTGGTTGTACAGAGCCTGCGCCCGGGCGACCGCCTGTTGCTGAGTCAATCCGGGGATATTGAATTCGTACGTCTGCGTATTGCCGAAGGGACTTGCCTTGCCAGCCTGAATCGCCTTTGGGCGGCTAGGGTAGTAGCCGTCGAACCCTTTCTTTTGCTTGTTGTTCCAGCTATGAACAACCACAGTGATGCCCTTGGCGACGGTCAGGCTGCGGTGAAAACTGGCGCGACCGCCGTTCATGGTCGAATAGCCAGCGGTGTCGCTAGGTGCCTGCCATCTGACGAGATAGGGTGTATCTGGCGTCCTCGGATCGGGTCCGAAGTAGAGCGTGTGCCCCTTGGCATACACGACGAAACCTTCTTCGGCTGCGAGCCATGCCAGCAAATCCCACTCGCTGCGTTCAGCGTTGATGCGAACGTGGTCGATCTGGTAGTACTTGCCGATGATCTCTGTCGTTGCCGTGACCTGCGGCGTCAGACCGTGCTTGTTGGCTAACTGTGTAGCCACCCCGGAAGCCGTCAGATTGTTCCACTGCTCCGTCAACTTCGTGTCGATCATCGCCGCAGTCAGATCTCGCCCGGTTAGCGTGATCTTCGTGCCGCATGGATCGAAATCGATATCATCGACGCGGCCATAGATTAGGCTCGACAGGTCCGCCGGTGAATAATTGGTCGGGTCGTCAGGAAAGCCTGCGAAGATCTCGACAAACGCTTCGGTGACAGTCGAAAACCAATCAACGTTGAACGCGGCCGGCAGAAGCGATGTCGCGAACACGACACGAAACGTGTCGGCCGAGTAAAACGAATTGCTGTCCACCGAAAAATCAATCATCCCCGGGACGATCGTGTCATTAATCTTGACGAGCGCGCGAGGCTGCCGCGCAACAGACTGCGCGGGCGCTTGATTGAGATAGGCCATCAGGAATTGAGAACGCCACCAGAAGTATCCGCGTTCGGCGGAATCGTGATCGTGTTGATGCCGGTCAGTTGCGGATCACCGCCAAGTTGCGGATTAGCCTTGGCAATGCCAGTCCAGGACCGGAAATCTCCGTATTCCTTCGCCGCGATCTGCATCAGGTTGCCGCCCGCTATCGTGGTCTGTTTCGCGCTCGAATAAAGCGAGCCAACATTGGCGCCAATCCGGCCCGTTACCCGGTCAAGATTGATCAGCAACGGAATCTGCTGCGTGGCGGTCAGACTGTTCGTCAGGTTCGACACGTTCTGCGACAACGTATTGTTCGGCAGCACCCCTCCGAGCGTCGTCACGTTGATCAGAACGTTGTTCGTCTGTGCGATTGCCGTCTGAACCTGCAATCTGAACTGCTGGATCGGCTGCAAAACGCTGTTCAACTGGCTTTGCGCTGCCGTAGCGAAGCTTGAGACCGCCGAAACTGCGCTTTTCACCGACTCAAAAGCTGCTGTAAGCGTCGAACTGCCGATCTTGTCGAGCAGGCTACTGGCGAATGACACATCGCCGTTGATCAGGTCGTCCGGCCCCTGCGTCGACAGCGAAGTGACTGCCTGCGTGAGGTCGGCGATGACCTCGCATTCGATCCGATACGGAATCTCATAGAACCGCTCATAGACCGGCAGAAATCGCCGGACGATGACCAGATACGAGAATTCAGACCAGGTGACGTTGGTTGCTTGGCCGGAGATCCGCAGGCCGTCCACATATCGCGCACGATCAAGAGCGGTCTGCCCGCGGAACCGGCCCGACCACGCCAGGGGCTCGGAGAACGCGCCCATTGCGTCCACCACTTTCTGGCCGCCAATGAGTTCATGAACCGAAAGGCGCTGCTCGCCGCCGAATCCGATCGACTCCGGAACCTCAAACTGGTAAAAGCTGATGCCGCCGAGGGTCAGGAGAGTGTCTGGAGTCATCGTTGGTAGCTCAGGCCGGGTGTCGGAAGGCCCATGGACATGTCAAAACTGGTCGTGCCGGTCAGCGGGCTGCTTGCCTGCCGGCCCATGTGGTCGGCCATGAAGTTGCCAACGAGTCGCCCGTCGAGATGGACGGTACCCTTCATAGCGTTGCTCATGGTGCCGCGCGAGGCCACCGGATTTATCGGTGCCGCTCCTGAGCCGGGCTCTGCCGCATTAGCATTGCCGAACATGAGCCGGTACGGCCACGCGAACGCGTGTACGGCGCCATTGGTGAATCCTTGGATCGCCTTGAATGCCGGACTATCTGCTACCGTCGCGAGAGAACGCAGCATCTCCGAGCCGACTTTAAGCATGTTCGTGACCTGGGGAAGCATGCTTGTCCCGAATACCGTCTTAAAGTCCGTCCACGCAGCGCGAAACTCGTCTTCAGCGCCTTGGGGCGATTTCTGGTACTGCTTCTCAAGTTCCGTAATGCCCATCGCGCCGGTGGTCACGGCAATGTTCTTGTCGATCTTATGGCGCTGCAGATACATCTGCGCAAACGCATTGCTGGCCGTGCGCTGACTGAACAGGGTATTCAGTTCATTGACGATCTGGTCATCGGTGATCTTGTCGCCCTTGACGAGTCCGTCATGACCGCGCACCCCACCGGAACGGATTGCGGGGATCAGCACGTTCAGCAACCACTCATACTTCGACTGGTTGTAGAGGCCTTCATCCTTCAGCGCACCGGGAAGAACCTGCTTGATCGTGCCGATTTTGGTGTACTCGATCATGCTCGGGTCGATCAGGCCGATCCGGGCCGCCTCCTTCATGGACTTTAGCGAACCGCGACCCATGGCCAGATTTTGGTGCGCACTCATGAGAGCAGTACCGAACCGACTGCCGCCCATTTCCTGAATCATCGGTGCGGACTGCGCATAGAACGCCTGGTTTGACAGGAGGCGCGTTGCAACGCCACCGGTCTTCATGAACGCGAGCAGATCCGTCGGCGTCACGAGGCCGGCAGAACCGGTCAGAACCTTCTGCGCAAAATCGGCCTGCTTGAACATCTCATCGGGAGACGATGTGCCGCCGCGCATCTCGATGACCTTGCCGAGAGCTTGGAAAGTCTTCGTATCAAACTTGTTGCCTTCCTCACCGAATACGCCGCGGTTCGCAGCAAGCATGCGAGTAAAGAGTGGGGTAACGGCCTTGGCTTCTTCATAGCTGCCCATGACTTCGTGCATGTCGCGCAGCACAGTCATGCGCTCCGTCATCGATACGCCGAATTGCTTCGTGCCGCGCGCGAAAGCGTTGGCGTCCTGGTTGACCTTGTCGCCCAGATTCAGCGTACGGAACCGCGTAAAAGCCATGTCATAGTCTTTCGCGGCCTCGTAGAACTTGTGCCCTACGTAGATCGACGCGCCGGCCGCTGCCAGCGGCACGAGCATGTCCGTTGCGAGGCCCATGCCGACGCCGCCAATCCCGAACCCGCCGGGGCCGACGTGCATGTTGCCGCCGTGGATGTGGCCGCCTCGACGACCGCCGCCACCAGCGCCACCTCCGCCCGGGCCCGGCAGAATCGGCGGAACACCGCCGCCACCGCGCCCCATCCCACGCATACCAAGCAAGCGTCGCTCGAGCGTTGCGGCCTCAACGTTAGCCGCTGCCAGTTCTCGCTCAATGCCGATGCTGCCTGTCGGCAGGGCGCCCTTGATACCTCGCAGATTGCGTTCCGCCAACAAGGCTTCCGTATTGACGCCCTTCAATCCTGCGTCAAGTGTCTTTGAAGCGGCTGCCAGATTGCGCACGCCAACAACCTCGGCGCCCATCTTCTGCAGGCGCTTGTTGACCTGCAATGCCAATGCATCAACCTTGGCGAACTGCTCCGACAACTTCAGCAGTTGCGGCGTGACAAAGTCGTGCAGCTTGAGCGTTGTGCCAATCGCGTAGGCGTCGATCATTTTGTATTAAACTCAAACACTTACGGGATGGAGGCGAGATGAAGTTCGTTTATCGCACGCACGAATGGCTGGCGGATCATGTTTCATGGGTGCAGTACCCGAAACCGACGATACGCAGCGTGAGCGGTCACGCGGTTGGCTGGCGAGCTCGTTGGGCGCACCGGCCGCCGATGAACCGATGGCTTGCGGTCATTGCGCCAATGGGGATCATGCTGCTCCCATATATCGGCGTGTATCTGGCGATCGCCTGGATACTGTTCCTGTTCGCCTACTTCAAAAGGACGTGAGTCGCGGCTTGCGCCAGCCAGCGCCAGCTACCCATGCGAACGCTGTCGCGCCGATGATCGTTTTCACGCGGTCCATGCTGTGCAATGCAGCGGGGCCGAAGACGGGCCGCGGCGGCTGCTTCGGCGTGCCTTGATCGAACCAGACAATGTGTGGATCGTTTGAGCCAACGGCCATTTCTTCACTGGAAACGGTACGTTGAACCGATCTTTGCATCTCGCCGGTACGGAAACCAGGATCATTCTCCGAGTAGCCAAGCCGCGAGCGTTCAGCCTTAGTCGAGTCGGCCAGTTCTTCCCACGTGGGGTAGGGGCCGACAGCCTGCTGATAGTCGCCAATCATTCCTTGCGCGGTTTTCTGCACTTCCTCGCCGGCCTTGTCCAGAATATGGTGCTTGACCTCTCCAGAGGTCGCCGCCAGCCGCTCGAGATGCAGGGCGAAGGCGCCAAAACTCTTGAACTCCCTCATTCCTTCCTCGCGAACTCTTTGGTATGCCAGTTGAAAGTCACGCCCCCTTGCTGCTCAGAAATGATGATCGCGAACGCATTGAGCGTCGTGTCATCCATCGAGAAGGCGAGATCAAATGGCACGCCATGGCTCACCAGCCACAGGGCATTGCGGACGGCGACGTTACCGACTATTTTTTTGCGGCTTCCTCGTCGACCTCCGCATTAGCAAGACCGAAATTGCCGGGCAGAGCTGCGGCGATTGCCTCCATGCCCTCCTCATCGAGGCGCTGATACAAAGCCTCAATCTCGCGCTTCGTCGAAGGCATCAGAATCACGTCTCCATCAATCGAATGCACGTACATGAGGGGCGCCACCATGCCGCGCCACATCGGATTGCCCGACGATTCGTCCATCGCGTCCACGAAGCGCAATTTGCTGAGGGCGGCCGGCTTGCGCAGCCTGATCTCGCGCCCTTTAGCGTCAGTCGTGACGACTTCCGCCTTAGCCTGAGCGACGATCTGTTGCGACGGCGTCTGTTCCGTCTGATTCACTGTGACTTTCGTCATGTTTTGCCTTATGCAGTCTTGGTGCGGCGCGAGCCGGTCCAGTTCAGCGAGATTTTCACCGTCGCATCACCCATCCACTCGCCAGCGTCAGCCAGCGACAACAGCACTCCATCGTGGCGGAACTGGGTCGTGGTGCCATTCGGCTCCGTCAGCGTCTCATAAATCTGGCACGGCTGCTCGTTGATGCCGGCGTAGTAGTTCGCCTCAAGCTGAGAAAAGTAGTCGTCGACTACGCTGTCCTGACGCTCCACGTCGAACGAACCGGACCAGCCATCGAAGAAACGCAATCGATCCGTGATGCCGTCGAGGCGCTTCACGCGAACCTCGGTGGATTCCTGCTTGGAACTGAACTTCGTGATCTTGTTGAGCGTCAGTGCGCCGTTCGGCGTCTGGATCACAAGCGTGATGTCGCGCCCAACGGAATAACCGTTCATCGGCATTGCTGCCTCCTTAAACGAGAAAACCCCGCCGCAGCGAGGTCAGAATTGGGAGTAGGGAGGCTTAGGTGCCAGCGGGCTTGACGATGACGGTCGTCTGACCGCCCTGCAAATTCACCAGGAAGTTGCGGACAACCGCCTTGTAGCGGGCCTGAACATCGGCCTGCATCCAACCCTGCATGATTCGGGCGTCGGTGTTGTTAGACTTGTCGAGCGTCACCTTGTACGAGTCGATCATTCCGGTGTCGACCATGTTCTGCATGAACTGGGCGAGGCCGGCATATGCATTGGCGCGCGTCTGATCGTAAGTCTGGAAGCCCTGCAACTGGCCGATGAATTTACCGCCCCACGCGTTGATGCTGTAGGCGATGTAATTCGTCAGGCGCGTGTACGAGTCTTCGTGCAACGCCTGATCGGAACTCGTATTGAGTCCGATCGGCGAGCCATACTGGTTGCCAGCCGGAATCGGGTTCGTGATCAGGTCAATGCCAGCCTGCACGAGCTGCAGCAGTTCGGCTTGCGAGTACGGCTGACCGGTGTAGGTGCGCTGTGTGCCGACGATGCCCTGCATCTGCTTGTTCAGCGACGAGTTCTGCGGCGAAGCGTTCGCGAAGTAGCCGGCGAAGAAGCCTTGCGGCGACGTCAGGCGGACCTGGTTGTTGACCGTGTCGTTGATGTAGACCCAGTCGCCGAAAATCAGCTTGCCAGCGTACGAATCTATGCCGGCCGTCGCCTTGGTCGTGACAGCGTTGCTGATCGTATCGCCTGCGGGGCCCACCATCAGCATGTAGACGCCTTCGGACAGACCGAAAGCGACCTGATTGGCGTACGACGTGGTGTCGTCGCAGTCGACAAGCGCCGCAACCGAGGCGCCGGTCATGCGAAGGGCGTACATGCCTTTTCGCGGCGCTGTATCGGTGCCAAGCAGTACCGAACTGGTGATCGTCGTGGCGCCGTCAGTGCCAGATGCGAAGGCAACGGTCGTCGGTAGCGTGGGCGCGGTCGATGCTGCACCCGCAGAGGCAGTGACCAGCGCAGATGGGCCGCGGAACTGGCTATTGCCGCTGTTCACCGCAGAAACGATGGCGTCACGAAGCGTTGCGGCCGTGCCGGGAATATTGTCGAATACTTCCGACGTGAATCCAGGCGCCGACAGCGTCAGCTTGGTCGTGCTCGCCTTGGTGCCGACCGAAAGCGTCGCCGAAAGGGTGTTGCCGAGCGTGCCGGTGTACTTTGCCGTCAGCGTAACGAACGTGGTGCCGAGCGCAGCGGTAGCGGCGACGTCCGTGCCGTCCGTGACGCGAACGAGAGCGTATGCGCCAACATTACCCTGCTGGCTGGCATTCCACAGCGCAGTCGAAAGATCGTACTTGCGCGCCTGCATCTGGCCGAACTTGGCCGAGCCATCGTTGTAGGCGCTCGCGAAGACCGGGACACCGACCGGTCCCCAGGATGCGATGCCGACGAGGCCGGCGATGTTGCTCGGAACACCGTTGATCGGTGCCGGACCCGGCGGGATCAGTTGTACTACTATGCCTGGAACCTGCTGCGCTGTAAGGTTCACAGAACCATTCTGGACGACACTCATCCGGATGCTCCAATAAAAAAGCCGCCCGAAGGCGGCTTGAATGCGATGTTTAAATGGCTACAGCAGGAATCCCAGAGATTGCATGTAATCAATAGGGTCTTTCGCGTGCTTCTTGAGATTGCACGGCGGGCACAGCAACTGCAAATTCGATGGGTCGTTGCTGCCGCCCAAGGAAAGAGGCGTTCGATGATCAATGTGAAAATCGCGCAACTTGTCTCGGCAGCATGCGCAGCGATCCCGCTGCAGCGACCTCAGGCGGTCGATATCTTGCGGAGTGAATTTGCCTTCCGCTGAGCGCTTTCTCGCCTTGTAAGCACGCTTGAGTATTGCAAGACGACCTTTGTTCGCTGCGCGCCACTTCATGCTTATATCGCGCACCCTCTCTTTGTTGGCCTCGCGATAGGCTTTCATTGAAGCTAGGCGGGCAGGTCGGTGTCTCTCGTAGTTGGCCAGCGACCAGGCGCGCGCCTTATCCTTGTTTTTCGCTCGGTACTTGTCGAATGCTGCCTTCGCGGCTTCAGGATGCCTTTCGGCGTATCGATCCTTTATTGCCTTAACCTTGTCCGGGTTGTTGGCTCGCCAGATTTTCTTCTGTTCGGCTACGCGGTCTGTGTTCTTGGCGTGCCACGCAGCAGAGTCAATGCTCTTGCAGGCTCGACACCACGGATTGCGACCGTCCTTCCTGCGCTTTTGGAAGCCGAAGTTATCGGTCGTCTTCGTCTCGCGACACTTCGAGCAGCGTTTATGCGTGGTGCTAGAATGGGCGTCAGCCATCTGTTCATCTCCTGATAGATGAATGAGTGGTTAGAGCCCTCATCGTGTTGGTAGCACGTTGGGGGCTCGCTCATTTTACGCCCAAACTTTCTTTTTCGTCAGCAGTACTTGCGGCTTCCGTATCAGCCACCTGCACCACGTACTGCGCCTGCGTCGACGCGAGCACCGCGGCAACCGCTTTTGCGTCGATGATCAACTCGCCTTGCTTATAGCCGCCAAACGGCTCGATAACTCGTAGTTGCATTGCTGCCTCACTGGTATGTCGTAACGACCGGAGGCTGCGTTGAGCCATCGGCAGACAGGTTTGTTTCGATTGCGATGATCTGGTATTGCGGATCGGCGACCGTCGTGCCGTATTCGCACGAATAGAACAGGTCGTGCCGGTAGAGCTTTGCGTCCTGCGGGTTGTCGTTCGGGCCGGGACTGCCGACGTAGATCAAGCGCCCTGCGGTGCCATCGGGCAGCGTGATGAAGAAGCTGTCGGCGAGTAGCGCCTTGATCGGTCTCACAACAGCCTTTCGATGATCTGGCGTATCAGCCCAAATGGTGATCTGGAAGCGTCGCTCTTGCCGGCTGACTTCGCGGATGCCGTTGCCCGTTGTAGCGACACGCAATGCGCCAATCTGCGCACCTGCGGCGACCGTGATTACAGGGCCGCTGCTGGTCGTGCCTGCGACATCCACCGCGATGAGTGCGGCGAGTGCCGTGGCGATGCTGGTCAGCGTGTCAGACTGCTGGACTGCATACAGATACGGCCTGGCATTCACGAACACTGCCAGATTGTGCGCCGTGAAGGGTGACGGAATCGCACCACCGACCGTCACTGCCTGACCTGAAACAGAAAGCGTAAGCGTCGGCGTGGTTGCCGGCACCGACTCGGTCTGCGTCATGTAGCGCGTCGTGTTCTTCTCTTCCGGCCGCGCAAAGACAGTCACATGAATCTTTCCGGCCTTCAGATCGGCGTCCAGCCTCGATGCGGTCGGCCAACCGGCGTAGAAGATCACGGGAGCGCCTGCGGACGATGGCTGACTGGTGCCATTTGGATACACCGCTTGCGCGCTCATGCCGGCCAGCACGTCCATCACGTCATATTCGTCGGCCATTATGTCTGTGCGCTCTGCGCCGTAAGTCGCCAGCCCAAGTCGGTCAATTCCGCGCTCGAGACGATGTAGCGACGGTCGATATCGTCGGTAATGATGTCGGCGGTCCGAATAACGACGCCCGGGAACGCCGGGAAAAGGATCTGCCACCACGGATTGCGTACGTCGCCGGGCAGGTTCGTTTCGTTCTTTTCGCCCTTCGTGCCTTGCAGCACTGACGCGGGCCAGCCGGACATCAGGAGCGTTTCGTTGCCGTCCGTATCGCCGCCGTATCCGACAGCGCCCACGCCCGTCTGTTGCTGCGGACGCAGAACATTGATCGTCCGGTTACAGTCGACTGCCAGAATCGGCAGGATCGGCTGCATTGCCGCGATGAAGAACGTCTGTATGTCGTTGATCAGGTAATCGCCGACCATCGTCTGCGTGCCATCGACCAGGCAATACCATGTGGGCTTGCCGTATTTGTTCGGCCGGCCATAGGTCATGTCTTCCGCGTTGAAACTGGCATTCAGCGTGACGATTGGGCCGAATCCGAGCGGGTTGAGCGGGTCCGAGGGACGGAAAACGTTGAAAAGGGGGCCGATGCGAAGAGCAGCTTTGGCGTAGCCGGCGTAGACTTTTTTCTGGAGCTTGGTTGCATCCAATTTCAACCTCGCATGACCGAGATCGAGCCAGTACCAAGCCCGGGGCCCGGTGCGAATCCGATAAAGCCACACATACGACGGCGCCACGAATCGAACAGTCGATCCCTGTCGGCCTGTTCGCGCGCGTTATGCTTCCACACTGCCGCCTGATCTGTGTCCAGATTGTCCGCGGTAGCCGGGATCGCCGACTCCAGCGCACTTAAATTCGTCAGATACGTGTTGATGAGGACTGCTTCCTCACTGGCAGAAAGCGATGTCAGGCGCTGGTGCAAAGACATGATGACCATGCCGAACTGGCCGTAGACGAGGTCCTGATCGTTCGTGATCTGCATCGTCGTGCCGGCGAGCTGATAGCCCATGTACCGGCGCACGTCGGTGAGTTGGGCATCAGTC